GCATGTGACCATCGAGAAGAAGGCGGACATGAAAAAGCGCGGGGTCAGTTCCCCGGACCGGGCCGAGGCCATGCTGCTCGCCGTGTTCGAGCCGCCCGGGAAGGCCACCATCGTCGCCCCCGTCGGGCTGGCCCAGGCGAATCCCTGGGCCGCGCTCTCCGTGCACCGGTAATAAATCCCGGAAACCCTGTCGTTCCTAACCCCCGTATGATAGACTGAACACATAACCAAAAAGCATTCACAATCCAGGGAGGGATTGAGATGGTCGAAGTGATAGACCTTGAAGAAACCATGCCGTACAAGAGGCCGGTCAGCCGGGCCGATGTCGTCAAGGAGACGCTGGAGAACCTGATTGACATGTACGACGAGCAGGCGAAGTACCAGCGCAAGCGTAAGGACTTCGTAGCCTCCGCCAACGACCAGCAGGTGGTCAACATGCTCCGGCAGGCCCTGCGGAACCCGGACCCGGAAATGGGTCTGCACGCCGCCATCCTGAACGCCATGTACGTGGTCTACGAACTGAAGGAAACGCAGCAGGTCGTCATTGAAACACTGGAAGACGAGGCGGGGAAATGAGTATCGACGCGGAGACCGGGAAGGCACCGCTGGGAACATATGACAGCGGGAAGCCGGTCGTGTTCTGCAACGAATGGTGGCAGGGGAATCGGGAACCAAGGGAGGACGGGAAGGCGTTCACCGTCCGTTTCCCGACCTCGTGGGTGCGGGACGACGCCGAGTACGCCACCCTGCAGGAAGCCTTCCAGCACGCACTGAGTGTGGAGGGGCCGTACCGGTTCCGCAAACCGAGGAGGAAGTAATGCAGTACGACGGAATAAACGGCAGATACGTGATCCCCATGGCGGAGGTCGATGCCGTGGAGATAAGGGAAACCGCCAACGGCGTCCTGACTGCCGGTACCGGTCCGGAATACTGCAGTGCCGGTAAGGAGGACAAGCCGAAGTGGCTGATGAACCACGCCGTGAACTGTCTCGCGCTGGCCCGGCGGCTCGAACGCAGGGAAAGCGTCACGGAACAGGTTGCCGAGCACGTCGTGTTTATGAAGCATAACGGTGATGTGATGTGCTGCTGCGGCTACAACCCGCACCACCGCAGTTCCAGCAGGGAAGATGACTACAGGAGAGTCAGCGCGCATATCAAGGATGAGACGAAGGAGAGGAAATAATGGCAGGCGAGACAAGTCTTACGATCGTCGGGAACCTGACGGAGGACCCGGCGGTACGGAACACGCCCGGCGGGGACATGGTGGCGAACTTCACCGTCGCCTCCACGCCCCGGACCTACAACAGGGATACGAACGCCTGGGAGGACGGCACCACGCTGTTCATGCGCTGCGCGATCTGGCGGGAACCGGCACAGTCCGTCGTGGACTCGCTCCGCAAAGGTATGCGGGTGATTGTCATCGGCCGCCTGAAGCAGCGCCAGTACGAGAAGGACGGCGCGAACCATACCGTCATCGAGATGGAGGTGGACGAGATAGGGCCCTCGCTCAAGTTCGCCACCGCGCAGGTGCAGCGCATGCAGGGCGTCCAGCAGCAGGGCCAGCAGCAGCAGTCCCGGGGCGGTTTCGGCTCGCAGCAGCAGGGCCAGCAGCGTCAGCAGCAGCGTCCGCCGCAGCAGCGCCAGCAGCAGCAGGACGACCCGTGGGGCAGTACCGGCGGCTATCAGGAGCCGCCGTTCTAATGGGGGTTAGGTTGCGCACCTAAGAGGGGTATCACCCGCCCGCGTGGCGCATAGCAGGGTATGGTTCCCGGCCCGGTACAGTTCATACCATGGCCGGGAACTTTGCGTTTGAAACCCCGTTGGCACAAGTTGCGGAAGAAATGCACGAGTTCTTCCTGGAATTGACCGCCGAGGGACGCTTCACCGAAGACCAGGCCCTGAGACTTATCGCCGACATCGCAAGGGGCTGACCGTGGCTAAGGGACAACTGGGCGAGATAGGCCGCTCCGGCCTCCTCATCTCCGGCGGCATCGTCAGCGACGAATTTCTCATCCAGCTTCGCGGGGAGCGCGGCCGCAAAGTCCTCCGCGAGATGGCCGACAACGACCCGGTCATCGGCGGCATCCTGTTTGCTTTCGAGAAGACGATCTGCAAACTCAACTGGCACATCGAAGCCGAAGCGGACAGCAGCGACGACGACAACGCGATCGCCGACTTCCTGCAGGAATGCCTGGAGGATATGCAGGACGACTGGCAGGTGACACTGGCCTCCATCCTGTCGATGATGATCTACGGCTGGTCGTACCACGAAATTGTCTACAAGATCAGGGGCGGGGACACCACCGACCCGGTGCGGGCCTCCAATTTCAAGGACGGCAAGATCGGCTGGCGCAAGTTCGACATCCGCTCCCAGGAATCGCTGATGCGCTGGGAAACGGTGGAGCCCACCGGCTCCGGGGACCTGACCGGCATGACGCAGATGGTGTACGGGCTGGGCATGATCACCATCCCCTACGAGAAGTCCCTGCTGTTCCGCACCTCGCTGAACCGGAACAGCCCCGAAGGCAAGCCGATGATCCGCAACGCCTACCGGCCCTGGTTCTTCAAGAAGAAGATCGAGGAGATTGAGGCCATCGGCGTGGAGCGCGACCTCGCCGGTCTGCCGGTCGGCTGGCTGGACCCGCTGTACATGTCACCGAACGCCAGCGACGACGAGAAGGCCGTCTTCGAGATGGTGAAGAAAATCGTTTCGCAGATCAAGCGCAACGAGATGGACGGCATCGTCTACCCGCTGGTCTACGACGAGGCCGGGCATAAGCTCATCGACCTGACCCTGATGTCCACGGGCGGGCAGCGCCAGTTCGACACTGATAAGATCGTCGGCCGGTACAACCAGCAGATCGCGATGAGCGTGCTCGCCGACTTCCTGATGCTCGGCCACGAGAATGTCGGCACGCAGTCCCTGGGCGGCTCCAAGATCGAGCTCTGGATGATGGCCGTGGAATCCCTGGCCAAATCCATCGCCGCCACCGTCAACCAGTACGCCATCCCGCGCCTGCTGAAACTGAACGGCATGGACACCGAGAACATGCCCAAGCTGGTCTTCGGCTCTGTGGAGAACGTGGACCTGGGCATCCTGGGCACGTTCATCAAGGCCATGTGCGACGCCGGTGTCATCGTCCCGGATATGAAGCTGGAGGAAATGGTCCGGGAGCTGGCGAAGCTGACGCCCATCGACGAGGAAACCCGCGACGACATGGGTGCCGGAAAGATACCGGTCGGCATCGAGGATGTGAAGTCGATGCTCATGACGGACATGAAGCCCGCCGCAGACCCGCTGGTCCAGACCGCCCAGACGGGCGCGAAGGCACCGGCGAACAAGCCTAGCGTTGGTCCTGCCACCAAGCCGGGGACCAACGCTCAGGCAGCCGTGGCGAAGCCCGCGCCGAAGCCGACCAGTGCCTGAGTACGGGGAGGCGTCGGCCGAGCGTACCGTCGTCGGCGTCATCAACAGTTCCTGGCCGGAACTGAACGCCTCCGCGTCCACCGAACTCGCCCACCAGATGATCGCCGCCCGCAACACGGAGGGCCTGCTCGCGAACATGCCCTGGTCGGACTGGGTGCAGCACATGGGGCAGGTCGTTCCGCCGCTGGGCAGGCAGGTGGGCCGCTCCATCGCCTCCCAGATGCAGGGCTTCCAGTCGCTGCAGGCCGGGCTGTCCATGACGAACGTGGACGCCGTGTCCGTCCGGTACGCGCACACGGAGGGCGCGAAGCTGGTCGCGAACCTGCAGGAATCCCAGCGCGCCGCCGTCCGGCTGGTCATGGGTCAGGCCATGAACGGCGAGCACACCGTGGACCAGGCCGCCCGGATGATACGCGGCACCATCGGCCTGCACCCGGCATGGGCCCAGGCCGTCGTGAATTTCAGGGAACGCCAGATAGCGCAGCTGTCCCGCACCACAATGCCACCGGCCAAGGCACTGGCCCTTGCCAACAAGCGGGCCGACACCTATCAGGCCCGGCTGGTGTCCCGCCGTGCCATGAACGTGGCGCACACCGAAATCCAGACCGCCTCCAACCTGGGACGGTACGCGACCTGGGCGCAGATGGTCGGCAACGGGCTGGCGAAGCCGACCTCCATGAAGGAATGGTCCGCGAACGCCGGGGCCTGCAGCATCTGCTCGTCACTGTCCGGGCAGCAGGCGCTGTGGGACCAGCCGTTCGACGGCGGCTACGTGATGCCGCCCGCGCACACGAACTGCCGCTGCACCGCCAACCTGCTCCCGCAGACGTACTCCAATCCGATCCTGAACCCGCGCCCCATCGACTGGACCGCCCCGTACATGCCGGGACGGGACACGCTGGACGCCATCGGGCTGGGCTCCGTTCCCACCCCAACACTGCTGACACCCGACCCGGGATTCAGTTTCGACCAGACAGGAGAATCAGATGGAACGCCGAGTGACGCTTCCTATTGACGAAGCACTGAAGTTCATCCGTACGGCCACCGGCATGCAGTTCGCCGAGGCTGTGGATAAGGCTGTGGAGCTGAAGCGGGAGGAGGTGACGATCGTGGCCGCACCGAACGAGGACGGCAGCTTCGACATCTTTGTGGAGAAGGTGCACGAGCCCGTCGATCTGCGCAAGGCCGTCGCCACTGACGAGGAGCAGCGCTACAGTTTCGGTCCCTGGTACCCGCCGGACTCGCTTGACGCGCACGGGGAGTGGAGCGATCGGCACGAGCTGGAGCAGTCCTTCCGCAAGTACATGGCCCTGCCTGACGCTGACATCCGGCTGCAGCACAACAAGGACATTGTTGCGGGCCGCCGGGTGGAGGGTGCGGTGTGGCCGTTCGAGGTGACCGTCCCGATGACGAAAGCGGACGGAACGGTCACCCAGACCACGTTCCCCGCCGGTACGCCGTTCATGGGCACCATCTGGGAGCCGTGGGCCTACCAGATGGTCAAGGAAGGCAAGATCACCGGCTACTCGATCGGCGGCACCAGCCACCGGCTCGAAGTGGATATGCCGGGGCCGGACGCTTGAGAGGGGAGAACCGCAACCTCTGCCCGGTCTGCGGGAAATGGTTCGTGGTGAGTGACATGCTGACCTATCACCTGGAGAAGACCTACTGTGGCATCGCGGCTAAGCCCAAGGGATAAGCTGCTGCGCACCATCCCGGAATCCCAGTTCCAGAAGGATGTGCAGCGGGTTCTGGATGCCTATGGTTGGATTTG